ATCCAGACACAGGACCACTGTATTTTATGACAAATCATGTAAAAATACAACATCCTACAAAAGGTGGAATATCTTTTGATCCCTTTTCCTACCAGTTAGACCTAATAGAAAACTACAATAATTACAGATACAGTATAAACATGCTGGGCAGACAGATGGGTAAGGCGTTATGGGTGGAAACGCCTATCTTAACACCCACTGGTTTTGTGAGACTGGGTGATCTGGAAGTAGGTGACAAGATATATGGTGATGACGGCAAAACTACCACAATCCAGTATATAACTGATATTATGAATGATCGCCCGTGTTATCGCATAGACTTCAATCATGGCGACAGCGTTATAGCAGATGCAGAACATCTGTGGACAGTCACCTATAAAAACAAAGATCGCACAGTAACCACGCTGGAACTTATTGAATTATTTGAAAAGTATCGTCAGACTAGTCAGAGTATTCATATTAGACATGCTGATGCTGTTGAATTTGATGAAAAAACATTGGAACTTGAGCCATATATACTGGGATTATGGTTGGGTGATGGTGGCACCAGCGATACTAGAATTACTTGTCATGAAAGCGACTACAGTGAAATACACAGAATAGTCTCTGCTCTAAATTACAATGTGAGTGAGTTCAGGACATATAAGCCTGGTGAAACTACTGGTAACTTCACCATATACGAAGTAACCAGCAAACTGAAATCGCTGGGAGTATGGGGACACAAGCACATACCTCAACAATATTTGTTGGCGTCCAAGCACCAACGTTTGGAGTTATTGCGTGGACTCATGGATTCGGATGGCACTGCTGAAAAGCATGGTCCGTGTAGATTTAGTCAAAGCAATTACGAACTCATCAAACAAGTTAGATTCCTATTAAGCAGTCTGGGTATCAAAAGCACATGTAAGATAAAAAAAACCACACACAAAGATACATATACTCTTCATTTCACATATACGGATGAAAATGTATTCTGTTTTGAAAGAAAAGCCAACAGGCAAATGATGGCCAAAAATCATCCCAAGAACAAGAGAATCTATATCAAGGATATACAACCAGTTAACAGTGTACCCGTTAGATGCCTTCAAGTTGACAATCAGAGTAAACTGTTTCTGTGTGGTGAAACACTAATACCCACACATAATACCACTGTGGCGGCAGGTTATTTGTTGTGGTATGCTATGTTTAAACCAGACAGCACAATACTCGTTGCGGCTCACAAACAGGCAGGTGCTCAGGAGATAATGCAGAGAATCAGGTATGCTTATGAAAGTGTTCCTGATCATATAAGAGCAGGTGTTACTGAATACAACAAAGGCAGTATCAGTTTTGACAACGGTAGCAGAATAGTTGCCGCCACTACCACAGAAAACACTGGTAGGGGTATGTCACTTACACTGGTATATTTGGACGAGTTTGCTTTTGTGCCTCAGAGAATAGCATCTGAATTTTGGACAGCATTATCTCCCACACTGGCAACAGGTGGTAAATGTATTATCACCAGCACACCAAACAGTGACGAAGACACATTTGCCATGATCTGGAATCAGGCAAATAAAATGTTTGATGAACACGGTAATGAAAGTGATGTGGGTATAAACGGATTTAAACCAATGTTGGCAACCTGGGATAAACATCCTGACAGAGGACCAGATTGGGCCACAGAAGAACGTGGCAGAATAGGTGAAGAAAGATTTAAACGTGAACACGAATGTATATTTGTTATATATGATGAAACACTGGTTGATCCATTAAAACTTTTAGAACTGGACGGAAACGATCCATTACTAAAAATGGGACAAGCACGTTGGTATAAACACCCAACACCTGAAAACATTTATGTAGTGGCACTAGACCCAAGTACAGGAACAGGTGGTGATAATGCCGCCATACAAGTAATAGAATTACCCAGTATGATACAGGTGGCAGAATGGTGTCATAATAAAACTCCCATTGAAGGACAAATGAAAGTCATGATGGAAATACTACAATATATCAAAGAGCGAGGTGCTCAACAGATGTATTGGAGTGTGGAAAATAATGCCATTGGTGAAGCCGCTCTGGTTGTTATCAGAGACACAGGTGAAGAAAATTTTCCTGGAGAAATGCTACATGAACCTAAAAAAATACAGGGTAAGAAAGGCAGACGAGGATATCATACCACTCACAAAAGCAAAATTGAATCCTGTATCAGTTTAAAACGTTTTATAGAACACGATAAAATACATTTAACGAGTAAAGCATTAATCAGTGAATTAAAAAACTTTGTGTCTAATGGAAACAGTTTTAAAGCAAAACCAGGACAAACAGACGACTTGGTAATGAGTTTGGTTCTGGGTGTCAGAATGGTGGATTATATCAGCACATTTGAAGATGATGTTTATGGTGTCGTTAACAGTGGATTAGGTTGGGGGACATTTGAAGATTCAGATGATGAAGATGACCAACCAATGCCAATTATGTAAAACAGATAAATAGTTGTATGGCAGTAAATTATTCAGCAGTTTCGGAAAAAATCTATAATATTCTCAAAGGGTATGGTTTTGAGATTAAAAGTTTTGATAAACATGGTACTCTTGTAATCAACCCTCAAGAAGCAACTAGATTTGCTGTAGCAGAGCCCAATTTATTAGTTAGATTAAACAAAAGCAATCAAACATTATCACTGGCAACCAGTGAAGATCTAGCACAGCATGATTTAAGAGAAATGTTAAAAAATGTTGCTCAGGATCACCTAATAGATTTTGATTACAGAATTTTTAATAAAAGATTAAAACCCAAAGGCGAAAAAATTGATATAGCAAAAAGTGTGGAGAAAAACATGGCAGACGTAATGGAGGCAAGTTTAGGCAGAATGACTGGCACAAGAAAATCCAGTTACCAGCCATTAGCAGACAGTGTAAAAATAATTGTGAGGCACAACAAAGAAGTTAATGAAGAAGTTCGTGGTGCCAGAAGCAGAAACATTCACAGTATATTAATACAACGTGGAGAAGAGAAGTTTAAAATGGCTGAAAATAATTTATCAGCCGCAAGAGCAATGGCACGTCATATTCACAATGGCGGAGAAATACACGACACCATTGGTGAAGCAATAAGCAAAATGGCAAGTGATTACAGACAACTTAGTGAGTTTGTTAGATATGTAAAGAGTACTAAATTGGTAAATGAAACCAATCAGGAAATAGTTGCACTTGCTGTAGAAAATATCAATGATATCAGAACCAGTTTTAAAAAATTAAGTGGCGTAAAAACATACGCAAATGCTATTGAAAATATAGAAGATTTTACAAATACAGAATTGTTACAGGATGATATGGATTTAGAGACTAAATTCACTGAAACACATTTTGATGACAAAGTTGCCAATGTGATGGACAATTTAAAAACATTGGTAAACAAAAAGAAAAGTTTTGAAAGCAGAATTGTAAAAGCAATAGAATCAGAAAGTTTTGAAGGATTAAAACAGAGACTTTCAGAAGAAGATGTTGTAGATTTTGCTACACCACATGCTAAACTTGGACATCAGGTTAGCCAATTAGGTTATAGTGCTAAAGATGACACACTGGCAAATTACTTACATGGTATCAGCAGTAAACTAAGTTCAGGCGGACATCTAAGTCAGTTTGAATATGGTACTATCAAAAGTTGTTTATTAAGTGCAAATCAAAACGTACAAAAAACTGCTCCAGTAGATGTAGCAGAAACATACGAAGCATTTTTGGACCAATTTACACAGTAAAAACACACATAATAGATAAATAAATTTGTTAGCCAGAAATGGCTAATAGTTGTAAAAAAGTTCTTGACATTTTTACATCTTGGCATTATAATAGAAAAATAGTAATACCCTAAACACAGAAGGTATTACGAACATGGCAAATATAGGAGAAATATCATGGCATCATTAGCAGAAATAAGAGCTAAACTACAATCAATGGAAAACAATTCCAAAGGTAGTTCCCCAGCTCAAAGCGATAACGCAATATACCCATTTTGGAACATAGACGAAGGTACAAGTACTTTATTAAGATTCTTACCTGACGGTGATCCAAATAACACGTTCTTTTGGGTAGAACGACAAATGATAAGACTAACATTTCCAGGAGTTGTAGGTGGTGACACAAAACCAATCACAGTACAAGTACCATGTATGGAAATGTTTGGAGAAACCTGTCCAGTTTTAACTGAGGTAAGACCTTGGTTTAAAGATCCTTCATTAGAAGATATGGGCAGAAAGTATTGGAAAAAACGTTCTTACATTTTCCAAGGCTTTGTACACGAAAATCCACTAAACGAAGAAAGTCCTGAGAATCCAATTAGAAGATTTGTAATTGGTCCTCAAATTTTTAACATTATTAAATCAGCATTAATGGATCCAGAAATGGAAAACCTACCAACTGATTATGTTAATGGTACTGACTTCCGTTTAGCAAAAACAACTAAAGGACAATACGCAGATTATTCCACAAGTAAGTGGGCAAGAAAAGAAACAGCATTGACTGAAGAACAACTTGCGGCAATTGACTCAAATGGACTATTTAATTTAAATGACTTCCTCCCTGCTAAACCAACAGCAGAAGGTGTACAAGCGATTGCAGAAATGTTCCAGGCAAGTGTAGATGGAGAGCTATATGATCCAGCAAGATGGGGTAACTTTTTTAAACCCTATGGACTGGATACAGGAACAAGCACTCAATCAGCATCTGCTCCTGTACAAGCAACTACAACAGAGAGTGTGGCTCCTGTAACAGCATCAGAACCAGCAGTAGCACAAACAACTACTCCAGCAGTAGAGACACCAGCACCAGCACCAGCGGCTGAGCCAGTGGCAACTGCTCCAGCAGAAGCAAGTGGAGACGCAGGTAAGAAGTCAGCAGATGACATTCTTAACATGATTAGAAACAGACAATCAAGTTAAGGAGATATCATGCAAAAACCATTTGACTTAACAAAGTTCAGAACTGGATTAACTAAAAGCATATCAGGTATTAGTGCCGGCTTCCATGACCCTAGGGATTGGGTCAGCACTGGTAACAAAACATTAGACTACCTAATAAGTGGGGACTTCAATGGAGGTATCCCACTAGGTAAAGTTAGTGTGTTTGCAGGTGAATCAGGTTCTGGTAAATCATTTATATGTTCTGGAAACATTGTAAAAAATGCACAAGATAAAGGATGTCAGGTAGTATTATTTGACTCTGAAAATGCATTGGACGAACAATGGCTACAGGCATTAGATGTTGATACAAGTCCAGAAAAACTATTAAAAGTTAGTGTAAGCATGATTGATGATGTTGCTAAAGCAATATCAGAATTTATGAAAGACTACAAAGCAAATTATGGCGACATGGAGTATGATGACATGCCCAAGTTGTTATTTGTTATAGATAGTTTGGGAATGTTATTAACACCTACAGACGTTGACCAATTTAATAAAGGTGATATGAAAGGTGATATGGGTAGAAAACCAAAGGCATTGGCGTCTTTAGTTAGAAACACCGTTAACCAAATAGCACCATTTCCAATTGGTATAGTAGCAACTAACCATACTTATGCATCACAAGACATGTTTGACCCTGATGATAAAATCTCAGGCGGTCAAGGATTTATATATGCAAGTAGTATTGTAGTAGCAATCAAAAAACTAAAACTGAAAGAAGATGCCGACGGCAACAAAG